AAAATACGTAATCATACTTCCCCGCGTTGTTTGCTAGTTCAATTACACTAGCTAAACTATCTATACTAATCCTCTTGGAGATTTTCTTAGTTCTGAATAGAAGTGGAGTAACATCATTACCCCTCATAAAATGCTTACCGCAAGATTCACGGTAGCAATCATGTGAGGTATATGTTTTCTCTACATTCACATCAAAACCTAAGGAAATCAAGGCTTCGATGATGTTGGACGTCATTTGTTTATCACAAATGATGTCGTCACCATAAACGAGAAAAGGATGATATGCACCACGTCGAGGTATTGTAAAATGATTTGATGCAAAGCACATCTTATAGATGTAATTCACATCAATATCATTAAAAATACCAGCATGGTGCCAATCACGACCAATGTACTTTGCCAGTCCAACCATCATTGCGATGGCTGCGTACAGTGTTGACTGCACTGGAAAACATAGTGCAGAACCCATTGGTGCAAACTTCTTTACAGAAATAATTGCATCATCAGGTAAAACAACATTGTAACTTATAGTTGCTTGAAGGTGTTTTAAGACCTTAGTGGGCATAATACATCGTATTAAGTCCCAAGCAACTGAATCGGATGCAGAAGATAAGTCAATTGTGTCCATATTATTGGTCAGAGACCCATAATATGCACCCTTTTGATTCATCGTCTGATCTCTTAAGAAAATATGTCTTTTAAGACAGCTTTTCTTTAGAAGATATGTTTCATACCAAAGACGGACTCCTTGTTGAGCCCATTGGAGCGAGATAGGTTCCATACATATGGACCTTTTCTTTTTCCAATCCTTTGGTACGAACATCAACCGAGCTGGTTTAGTACTATGGCAAAGTGACCTAACGGAGTTTGACCTAACAGGAGTCAGATCAGTTGAAAAGTCATCGACATCGTTAAACGTATTATTACCTTTAAGGTATAACATGTTAACACGATTGTCATAACTAATAAACTGATTCTTAAGGGTTACACCCCATATACCTTGTTCACTAACTGCTCCACTACCATGTTTTGGTAGGAAGTAATCAGTGGACCATTCGCTGAAAATATATTCCATAATGATGGATAAATTATCAACGAATGCAGGTAGCTCCAACACAGATAAACGGTCTTCTACATCAAGCCATGTGCGAAAGGCACTAGCTTGAAGATCGTCGTCTTCATAATATATTTTCTTTCCAAAATTAAGGAAAGATAATATATATTGAAGACACTGCGTATCACCTGTCTTAAAGTAATGGAGGTACTCTCTAAAAATAGGAGTATCTTTCATATCTTTAAGAAAGCTTCGACTAATCGAAGAATTATCTCTAAT